CAGCTTAGTGCTAAATGCACACATCGCAGCTTCCTCTAGCACTACTCGTTCGATGTAGTGAGAGGCGAGATGCCGCGACTGGCGGAAATTCCGCCCTCCGTTTATACGGAGAAATGGTCAATGACCATAAACACTTCTTTGAAGTGATCCCTTCTGGGAAGTTCTGGGCGTTTGGCCCAAAGAACCAAATCAAGGAGGTACGTAAACATACGTACTTCTTAGCTGGCTTAAAGCCAGCGAACTTGGGCCTCTTAGAGGCTCGGATTTCTGCAGCTCCGCATGCGAAATCCTTTTGGTCAGATTTAACTGACAACCATGACGCTATCATGTTTAGCGTATGTATTGCCCTAGGCGGGCAAGAAGTCCCTTGGGACTTGATCCGTAGGATCAGAGTGTCTCTGGTCTCGAATTTAATTCAGAACCGAGACACATTTCTCTTAAAGAGAAAAGCCTATTTGGCAAAGAAGAGGAAATATATCCTCACGGGCCTTAATGACCCGGTGCTTCCACGTAATCTATCGTGGATGCAAGAAATCTTCGATCGCATTCGCGATCCCCCTAATTCAAAGGGGTATATCGAAAGATATATGACGCTCCTTAACAAGAGGAGCTGTGGCGTGCCACGTGACCGAAAGGTCATTGAGCAAAAGCTCGTGGAATATTTCCACAGTGTACAGCAGCCGGCCAGAGATGACCGGCCTGTGATTTCAAAAGAAATCATTGCAGCCACCTTGAGGGTTTCCGACCATTTTCATGGGAGGAACCTCGGGGCAGCTGCAACTGTACTTCTCACAACAACAGCCTGCTTCGAGGCTAGTGAGAAACAAGGAGGGAAATTATCCCTCGTGCGAGAAATCGCACAATCAGATGAACTGATAGAGATGTTTGATCTCGAGACCGGAGAAAAGTCCGGTCGTATAGCCACACGGCTCGCAGATAAAATTCTGCATAAATCCCTTCAGAAATTTTCTGAAGGGTACGAAGATTTCTTCTCTGTGCGCATATGCGCACTCCCCGAGTTGGGGATGAAAGTCCGCATACCTTCATGCGGGTCCTTTTACAGGACACAGGTTTTACAACCTATATCTAAGATTTTCTTAGAAGCCCTTAAAGGGGTGCCTGAACTTCAGGCTGGCCTCCAACTTGAGAGGCAAGGATGGGAAGTCTATAAGACTTTTATCCCTGGTGAATTCCAGCGAAGGCTGGACCACCAAGTCTTGTGTTCTGATTACACAAGCAGCACCGACTGGATTAAAAGGTCGGTCGCGGAGAAGGCATACAATGCCTTAGCCAACATTGTTGGCCTACCAAAATGGTATAAAGAAGTAGGTCTGAAAGCCTACCTCCATGATTTGGTTCACGTACCTAGGGTACGAGCTGGCATAGCCAGCAAAGCGAAAGGGCACTGCGTAAGTGTCCTCGACAAGGAAAACCGGATAACGTCCGGCGTCGCCATGGGCGACCCTATAACGAAAGCTATGCTTTCTTTCATCAGTCTGATGGTTGGTATGAAATATACCAAACATCCTAGTGCCACAGGCACTAAGACCTTTATGGTCGGCGACGATTTCGTCGCGATAGGCCCCAATGGGGACTTGACTAGGTTCAGAAGAACCGCAGAAACCTTTGGTTTCGTCGTGTCAGAAGATGACACATTTATATCGCGCCATTGGGCGCATTTCACGGAATTCTGTTTCCGTATACCTAGAAATAGGTGGGAGGATTACTCCTTATGTCGTGTCATAAGACACCATCCGTGTTACGCGGATTCTATCCGTCCAAGGATAGTTATGAGAGTTGGAAAAAGTGGATCCAACGAAACCGACCCTAGGGTCGGAAGGCTAAAACTTTTAGCCCAAGAGATGTCTTACATCCCAGACAATCATGTCTCTGGAACTTTGTTCCAGATTGCCACTTTGTGGCAGGATGCCAATTTTGGCATAAAGAGTGCGATTGCATACCTTCCTCACTTTTTCGGTGGGGCCGGTAAGATCGCACCTCCAGGTTACCTGGATAGTCTCCGGAACGACAAGGCTGCTGCCCTCATCAGAGTGGCAGCAGATTACCTATCGTTCCCAAAGGAGACCAGGGTGTATCACCCTGCGCGTAATTTTCTACGCGAGCGCGTGCATATGAACACGCAACTTTACAATTCCCATATGCGGGAAGAAAAGACCGTCAATTTGACGGAGATCATTAATATGATCGAGCGCCGAAAAGATTTCAGCGCCTTTGCAGTTATAACTGCAGCCGAGCAAGCTCGGATTGGCGTCAACCTTTCTAGGGTTTTGACGCATGAAAACCACTATGTGGTTACAAGCGAGAAACTCGCTGAAAGACTCTACATCTTCTCTTCATTAATGAAAGAGGTGTATGGAGTCGACGTGCTTAATGCACCTGTTCTGAGTTCAGAACCAATAATTCCAGACGAAGTCTGGGATTTGCCTCAAAAATGGGGCGTACACCCGAATTATCGGGAACTTGCGGAGGAATTCGTTCCAACCCGCACAATCTACCTCAAAGAGGTAATGGGCCTGCTCGACACGTCCCAGGTGACGCACCCTCAGATCCCACTTCGTGTAGACGTCCTCGCCGAAAGCGAGATCGTCGAAGAAGTGGACCTGATGGAGTTCGCCAAGTATGTGCGCGAGCTAAAAGGCCATACGGACAATGTCCGTGCGTGGATGAATATTCCACGAAAAGTCATCGATGCTGATAGCATCATCAAGCATATTGCTCGTCTCATATTTGAGATGACGGGAGAAGTCCCGTCCATAGCGACTGATGATCGTGCTCTCTTACGAGAGACCGGCTCTAAAAGAGTCGAAGGAGTCCGCGTTGAAGCGGACGAGGCTACCGCGGTAGCTATTCGCGAGTGGGGTAAAGACCTCGATGATCCTGAGCGCAGGAGCAAGGCATTAATGCTCCTGGCGTCAAGGGTCGAGGACGGCCCACTCTTCTCTGCTAAGCAGGTGCTGGTTGATCCAGCAAATGTCGAGGCCTCACGTGTAGGCCGTTTCGCACAAAGACCTCTAAAAATAGAGGATCGACGTTTAGTCGAACGTTACCTTAAAGGTAACTTTCCTCCTTTCGTGGAGGATTTACCCTGGACAATGAGTCCAGAACAGTTCAAAGAACTGACTTTCTCAAAATTGAGAAAATTAGTCGGCGGCGTGTAGTATACACTCACCTCCCACACTCAGAGAGCTACGGCTCTCGTGCAGGATCATGCACACTAACGGTCCACCGGACCTAAGCC